AGGAGCTAATGCTGGAAAGTTGTCTTCAGTTTTTTCAACACCCTTTTTACTTTCCTCTTCCATTTGTTGAGCTTTAAGTAACTTGGCTTGTTCATCACGTTTCCATTGAGGAATCCACTTATTCTTTTGAGAGTCCATTTTATTATTGTTTTAACTATTATAGTCATATTGTAATCCGTTTTTACAAAAGAAAAACGGAAGTGAATAAATTTATTAAAAGATCTTCTAAAATGGTATACGCTATTTCTATTTCGCAAGAAGGAGTTGTCGGCGAAATACAAATACCACCAAAAACAGCAGATGTATTAGAATGGATACGCAAAAAATATAAGAATCCGAGTTATCAATTTCAAGGAAACATTATTCATCCTTTGAAAGATAAGTTTCAATTGAACATATTTGCTTCAATTGCTGACGAAGAAGATGCTATCAATCAACATCTTTTACCGTCACCATTCGATGAAGAATCTTATACAGGAAATATTGTTATTCTTATGTCGGAAGATGATGAAGAGAAATATAAAGAAAAGGCTTCAGAGTATACAAATTTAAAATCAGACGATTATACTTTGCTTTATGAGGAATGGAATTTTAGCACTGAAGAAGATGAAGAAATGGATGAAGATGCTGAAGATAATGAAGAAGATGAAGAAGAGATTGAAGAAGCACCTGTTGCTGATGAAGATAACACTGTAAGACAAGCTTATCCTGTAAGACTTATTCAAACAAAATCAAAAAATGTCTTCATTGATTGTAACATTCGAGATGTTGTAATTAAAAACTTTCAAGAATTAGTTGGCGATGAACATATTGTAAAAGAACTTGAAGATTCGATTCTACATGCTGTAAGTGATGACTCAATTAAAGAAGGAATTGAAATTGATTGGGGAAATCGTATTTTCTGGAACATGTATAGAAATCGCGCAATTTCTCTATATGAGAACTTACGTGGTTCAGACAGCTATGTTCAAAACAGCGAAAATTGGTTAGAGAAACTTAAAAACAATGAAATTAGTCCTCGTAGTTTGGTAACATTAACAGCAATTGAGTTATGTCCATCACGATGGAATGATGTAGTTAATAAAGTTATTGAAAGTGAGAAGAATTTGTACTCAAAGAGTGAAAGCGCATCTATTATTATGTGGTGTTCCGGTTGTAAGAAGAAGACTAAGTGTGACTATTATCAGCTACAGACTCGCTCTGCGGATGAGCCAATGACGACGTTTGTAACTTGTCTGGAGTGTGATCGTCAGTGGAAATTTTAATAGGAGGAACAGACTTGATATTAAATCGAGGACTCAATTCTTCACGATATACATGAATAGGTTCTAATCCATTTGTAATTTCTGGTTTTGAAATATTAGGTGTTGATTTATAAAATTTTTCACGAAATTTTAAAATAACTGAATCAGGTATTTGAGGACATGTTTCCATCAAACGATCAGATTGTTCTCTGATAACTTTTAACATATCTTTTGCTGCCATTCTTTCTGAACGAGGTAATGATAATTCAATCATAATAAAACGATGTATTTTTGAATAAGTCATAGCAGCAGATTTATGTGCTTCTGATCTTTTACCCCAACTAAAGTAACTTGAAACTGTATTTAATACGCCAACTGTTAATGATACACAACCAATAACAATACTTGCTGTATTAACTACTCCGGGAAACATTGAAGGTGATCCGATTGATGCTGACCCTGAAACAGTTGAAAGCAAAATAGTTGGTAGTGTTATATATGTGTCCATAGTAGTATATTGCTTTTGTGAATTATTGTGAAGCCACGAATAACATAACGCACGTTCGCCTTCTTGAGAAAGAATCAGTTCTAGTTGGGAATTCCAAGAAACTGAATTGATTGTTTCGTCCATATTTTAAACACAATAATTTTCATACAAATTGATGTATTCATACAATGGACGAAATTCGACAAACTATTAAAGATTGGATCACCGAAGATGAAGAAGAGCGTAAGCTTAGACAACAAATTAAAGAAATCCATAAGAAAAAAATTGAAAAATCGGCAGCAATTCTTGAATTCATGAAAGCAAACGAAGTTGATAACTTTGCTATTGAAGGAAACGGCGTTGGTAATATTAGTAGAACTGTTCGTACAACACGTCCTGCGTTAAAAAGATCTCAAATCCGTACACAACTTTTACTCCAATTCGCTGATCAACCACAACGTGTAGCTGAAGCTCTTCGTGCTATTGAAGGAATACCAGAAGGTGATGATATGTCGGTTGGCGGAACTCAACGTGAACTACTTGTTAGACATGTACCTCGCGCTAAGAAGACCGTTGTTTTAGACAATTCGTAAAGCATCTTTTGCTGCCAATTGTTCTGCTTGCTTTTTAGTAGACGCTGTTCCTACACCAATATGATTACCATTTTTATCTAACACAGCCATTGTATATGAATTTGCGTTTGATGATACAATTCCATATGTAGGTGTATGGTGAAATTTTGCTTGATAAAACTTTTGTAATTGTTCTTTAAAATTTCTATTATTTCTCAATATTTCTGGAATATCGATATATGTTTCTATTAAACTAACTACAAATGATGAAACAATTTGAAAATCATTTTTCGAATCTAACCAAAGTGCTCCAATAAATGCCTCTAAAATATCCGATAACTTTTTAGAATTTATTCTTCCACCACAATTCTCTTCATTGTGTCTTGATATAATGTAAAATTTATCAAGACCCAATTTTTGACTGAGTTCTCCAAGCTTTTCATTACATACAATTTCTTTCTTCAAATCTGTAAGAAATCCTTCGTTTTCATCAGGATATCTTCGAAATAAATAAGTTGAAACAGCTGCTCCTAAAATTGTATCGCCTAAATGTTCTAATCTTTCATAAGATTCTTCAAACAAGTTTAAACAATTTTTTGGACATTCTGTAAGTTCAGTTTCTTCACCGGTAGGTGTTGTATATTTTGATTTCTTTACATAGGATGAATGAACCATAGCAGTCTGAAAGAGACTGGTATTTTTCACGGTAAAATCTGTCTTATGATTTGAAAGAATACCTTGAATGTCACGTTTTGAAAAGAGACGATTGTTTGTATTATAAGGATTATACAACATCATTATTTAGAAGTTCTATGCTTTTTTCTCCTTAGAGTCCGTTTTTTACGACCACCAGAAACTGGGGCAAGTTGAGGTTCTACTTTAGCAACGATTTCACGCCATTTTTGAGAAACTTCAATATATCTTGTCGGATATTTATCCTTAAGAGTTGCTAAACCACTAGTCATAGCTTCAATAATTTTATCTTTAGAATGTTCTACGGCTTCAGGAAAAAATTCTTCCGCTTTATCTATTATATTTTTAACATGATCTTTTACCTCTGGGGCAATTTCTTCCAATCTTTCTAAAATACCAAGCACAACTGCTGATGCTGCCATTATTATATAGAATGTTTTTACTCCGGAACAATTCGTGTAATAGCAAACTCATCTGAAAGTAAAGTTGACTTTTTATTAGCTATAATGTAATTGTAACATTCTGTCGATGAAGGATTTCCTGTTGAACTGAAGTAGTTATCTAACATAGACTTTAGTTCCTTTTGTGAAATAGACCAAGGTTTTGACCATGTTCGAGGACGTTGAATTCTAATAGTTGATCCATCTTCTTCAATCTTTAGCTTATTAAAGTCCTTAAACTGATCGTCCTTTAGAATATCAACCATTAGAAGTTCAACACCTTTGCGGGCATCTCGTGTTTCATAGACACGTGTATTTAACTCTCTTAGTTCATTATCATAAGTACGATAGTCACGAGTTAGTTGACGAAGTTTATCAATTTGATATTGTTGCATTTTTAATAAAAATTAAATTTCCCAGAACAAAATCCGTTTTTGATAATAAGGGATGTCATTCAATACAGATGAGATAGAAAACTTGAGAAATGTGTATAATAAAGAACATCCATCTGAAGAACCAATCGCAAAAGATCAACCAAATAAAGTATGGAGCGAATTAAAAAAACGCTTTCATTCTCACTGTAATTCAGGAACACCCGAATGTATTATAACCTCAATGATGACAAAACCAACTGCTCCAAATTCATGGGTAACAAATCCAGAACAGTGGTTATCTTCTGATGAGATTGAACAGCTGGAAAAGCAATATATGAAAGTTTTTTCAAATTATTCATTTGTTGGCGCATTTCCTATTGATTTCGATAAAAGAAGTAAGACAGGTGAATGTTTGATCAGTTCATTGTGTTCGATGAGCATTAGTTCATTATATAATCAAGGTAAGACTCAAATCGGAATTATTTTTAATACAGATGTAAGTACTGGACCCGGACAACATTGGATAGCTCTATTTTGCGATATTAGACCAGAATTAGAATTCCCTCGTATTACATATTTTGACTCGTATGCTGAAAAACCTGAAAAGGAGATAGAAATACTCATGAAACGTTGGAAGCAACAATGGGATGAAACAAAAATACATTCAAAGCCGATGGCTATGAGTTATAACAAAACACGCCATCAATATCAAGATTCAGAATGTGGTATGTATTGTTTATATTTTCATTACTGTTGTTTACTTAATATTTCAATGGATCAACGAATTCCTGACGATGTTGTTAGAGGGTTACGAGGATTGTTATTTCGTGTTGGAACTAAATAATGGAGTCATCAGTTTTAGATAGCTTGAAATCATATATTCCAGAAGGATCTAATTGGATGTATATGATCGCATTTATTGTTGGAGCTATAATTGTATTTGTTGTTTCAACTACTGTTTATCATGCGATTACACCTTCGGGGACAAAGGCGCAGATAACAGCCGCTTCAACTTTTACAGCTTATGAAAAGGTAACAAAATTGGCACCTCTTGGATGTCCAACAACACCTATTAATATGAGATTATGTGATTATTATATGGCTTCATCGTCGTATTCTCTTTATCCGGCAGCTAAAGTTTATGATTATATTTCAGACTCTATTTTGCCTTTAGTGGTAAAAGCTGGTCCAAGACTTGTCGAATTAGATATTTACGATGATGGAAATGGTAAACCAGTTGTAGGTCTTAAAAATCAAAAATTAGGAACTGATTATGCTTACAATACAGTTCCATTTGAAGCATGCTGTGTATCTATAGCTAATACTGCCTTTAATAGTGTAACATGTCCTGTTTCATCTGATCCTTTTATTCTAAGTTTGGTATTCCATACGAATAAGACAACTACAATTAACGCATGTGCTGAAATTTTGAAAACAACTTGTAGATCTTTTATGTTAGACAGTTCTTACAGTTATCAACGTAAAAACTTAGCTGTTGAACCTATTTGTAATCTTCAAAGAAAGCTAATTATTGTAAGTGGTGGAAACATGAAAGGAAGTCTAATTGAAGAATTGGTTAATCTTTCATGGTCAACGTCACATTTGAGAAGATTGACATATATGGAGGCATCACAAAGTTATGACCATGAAGAACTTATTAAACACAATCGTAATTCCATTACTATGGTTGTTCCAGATATTGGTGCCGATTTAACAAACTATAATCCTCAAATTTTATTTACATATGGTTGTCAATGGATTATGATGAACTATGGTTCAGTCGATAGTATGATGGAACTTTATATTGGTGAATTTCAAGAAAACAGTTTAGTTCTCAAACCAGAAGCACTTCGAGAGCTCGTTCCTAAAAAATATAAGACACCTGTTGAACCTGATCCTAAAGTATCGTTTCAACCTATGCAAAAAATTTCACCAATCTATAACATCACTGTATAAAAACTCTCTCATACAATACAAAAATGGCAAACAAGTGGCTTTCTCACGTCAAGAAAACGATGAAGACGATGAAGTCAAAGGGTACCTACAAGAAGGGAGATGGACTCAAGAAGGTAATTTTGGAGGCCAAGAAGTCCTACAAGAAGCATGGCGGTGGTGAAGAATCTGAATCTGATGAAGAAAAACCGGTTGCTGAAGGCGGAAAGAAGAAGAGTCGCAAAACGCGCCGTCGTCGCCACCATTAAAAAATTCGGTCTGCTTAACATATAAAGATAAATGGGCGGTGGTCTAATACAACTCGTTGCCTGTGGCGCTCAAGACGCTTATTTAAGTGGAAATCCGCAAATTACGTTCTGGAAAGGTCTATTTAAACGTCACACAAACTTCGCGATGGAGCCATTTCGTGTAAATTTTTCAGGACAGCCTAACTGGGGTACCAAGCAAAGTGCTATTATTGGTCGTCACGCAGATTTACTTTATTCGACATATGTTGAAGTAGTATTGCCAAGAATAGCTACAGATGGTACTCCGTTTCTATGGAACAACGACCAAGCACGTTTAGGTTATAATTTAATTAAGTATGCTGAATTGGATATCGGTGGTCAACTAATTGATCGCCTTTATGGTGAATGGATGTTCTTATGGGATCAGTTAACATTTGATTATAGTAAATCAACGGCAGCATT